TAATTGTGTTTTCGTACCATTCAATCAAATCATCGCCTAAATCTTCCTCGTTGTAATTTTCGGCTTTTAGGTTTTGAGGATAACAAAATAAAAATCTATCTATAAAACAACTTGAGATATTTTCATTTGTAAATTGTTGGTCTAATATCTCTGGTTGAATTCCACCGATAACTGATATAAAAGGCGAATTTATGTAAAGGTCGTTTCTTGAAAGTCTATTAACTATTATGCTTTCGTTACTCCAAATAGATAACCATTGTTGTTTATCTGAACCCTCTCGATATTTATTCATATCCTTAAACCAGCCATCTAGTTCGTCTTTATTAATCCCAATTGCATTTTTACTTTCATTATGCAAATTTATCAACGCTTCAATAGTTGTGTCGCTAGCAATTAATTGTTTTCTTTTTGGCTTTTCAATCGGTACTACATTAACTTGTTCTTTTTTGGTCATCTCAATATACTGCTCGTACTTTTGATATTTCAAAAAGTAATCTTCAATTCGTTTCTTATTAATCTTTTTTAAAGGGGAAATTATATTATTTACGCTTGGTGTTTTTCCAAGTCCAGCCTTACCAACTAACGAAATAAAAACTACTGCGCTTTCAGTCCATCCTTTTTTTGCTTTAATCTTTAGTGAGTTACCAATTATTACCGAAGTCATCCAAAGTAATGCTCCAGCCATAAAATCAATATTAAGCATTAACTTACTATTTGAATGTTCTAAATACATTTTTAAATGTGGTGGGAATATCTCTAAAGGAAACTCGAGTGTTTCTATTTTTGGCTGTTCTATTACATCTTCTTTAGGAAATTCTTTTTTTAACCTTTCTCCATAACCTTGAGTATAAATATCTTTAGCTGATGCGCTAAAATCGCCATTATGTTTTTGTATTGTGTAGGCTTGAAAAGCATTAATTAACTTTTCATGTGGGTAAATAGTTCCTGTACTAAATAAGTACATACAATCGCTATTTTTAAAAATATATCCCGAGTGCGGAGAAGTTGCCCCGTGTCTTTTAATTATAATCTTATTGGTTAAATGTCTTATAATTTCAAATTCACTTTGTACAATATCTAGTACTGAATTTTTATCGTTAAAATCTTGCCAAGGGGTTACACCTACCGAAGTAAATTCTTTTACTTTTAAAGGTTTTTCTTCTACTGGCGCAACGTAATTATACATTCTCGAGAACGACCAAATAATTTCACGGTCTGCATCTGAAATGTAATCTATATCAAAATACGTTTTCTTACTTATGTTGTTGTCCGGGTAAAGAAAAACATAACCAAATCTACCTCTACTTTCAATTACCGCCTCTTTATGTCCTTGTAATACAGCTATTTTTTTATTAGTATCACACCGCTTTGATTTGTAAAGCAAATGATAACCATCATTCTTAGTTTTATAAACTACTACCTTTTCATAAAAATCTAAAATATTGTCATCCAGGTAAGATATAAATTCATCCCAAAAATCTGTTTTTTCTTTTGCCGTTGAAAATACTTTTAAATCTACATCAATACACTCTAAATCTTCAAATCCAGTAATTATACCTACATTCTTTGTCGCTGGTATTTCGGTTTGGTCTTTTTTAAATTTACCGCCTTTATAATTGTATTGCTCAAGGAATTTAGTAGTAGTTAGCTTTTTAGTCTGTAAATCTTTCCACGAAAAGTTAGGCGTTTTATCTTCGCCAACTGTGAGTAAAGAAAACTTTTCGAGTAGTAGTGTTAAATCTATATTCATAAGTAACAGAAAAACCCAATGTCGTTTGGCTAGTGTGGTAAACGCCTCCCGACTTTGGGTTTTATTTCTGTGTTTCTATGGTGTCGGTTACCACTCCAACAAGGCAAATTTATAAAACTAATTTGAATTAAACAAGTATAATGCTAAAAATAAAAGTGTAAAGTAAAGTGTAAACCAAAACGTACAGTTTTATTAAAAAGTGTAAACCTAATTTTTGACTTAACTAATTGATAAATAAATAGATAAAGCATAAAAGTAAGGTAAAAGTGTAAACTTTACACTTTTTTTTGAAAATAATATTTTTTCTACTTTCTGAATTTATTTTTAATTACAAAGTGTAAAGTTTACAAAAACGTAAAGTTTTATAATTAAACATCTATTTATCAAACAATTACAATAAAAAAAACTGTACACTTTTCAATGTACAGTTTACAGTTTAGTTTACACTTTTTACACCCGCAACTTAATCGGGTGTTTTCTTTAGTTAAAATGGTAAATCATCGTGAGTTACATTACTTGCGTTTGTTGCTGTTGGGAATGGTTCTGAAATAACCTCTGCGGTATGCACTTCTTCTTTTTTAGCTGCAATATTAATACTTCCATCAGTCCAAAAGCATTTACCGTTTCCAACGTAAAACCGTGTCGCTTTTGCTTCTCTTTGTTCTTTAGTTTGCGATACATAAGCCGTTACGTTTTGTCCGTATGCGTTTGTATCGTTATTGATTGAAAAATCAATACTAATTCCTTTTTCGCCTTTAGCTTTTAGTGTGCTTAAAAGCGTTTCTAATGTTTCAATCTTAATGTAGATGTTCGATAAACTACTCATAATTCAATTGTTTTAATAAATTCTCTAATATTTGTTACTCTTTTTTGTAAATCGGCAATAACATCTTCCGCGTATTCTATTTCGTATTTTTTAATTCGATACTTTTTATCTAGGTGGCTGTAAGTTTTCGGAGTTTCCCACGATGGTATATTTTCAGGACTATCTAACAAAACGTAAATTAATACAGCTTTTTTTAGTCCTAACAAATTCATATAGACTTGAAGTTGATAATAATAATCTATTGTAGGGATTTCCTTTTCAAAGAATGGAAATGTAAATTCATCCCAAGAACATTTAATGTCGTAAACTATACCGTCAACAATTAGATCAGGCGTACCTTTAAAAAATTCATTCTCATAACTTTGCTCGTTCTTTAAAGTAAACGGTAAATCTAGCAACTCTATTGCTTTGTCAATCGCTTCATCTTCTAACTCGATACCTTTGGTTACATACTTGTTGGATAGTTGTTTTTTATAACCGTAGATTTCCTCTTTAAGACAATCATAAACGTATGTTTTTGTTGTTTCTGAAAGTAACTCGGTCTTATTGCGTGGGTTAGTCATTATCTTACCTGCAGAACTCGCTCTTATTTTGAACATAATAGTAATTCGTTTTCGTTAGACAATTGATATTTTGATTTTACTTGGTCGATTGTAAATGCTTCGCTAGTTATTGCGTCTTTTACTTTCTGCCAATTCGGGTGCGTTGGAGTTAACTCTATCAAAGATAAATCCATTTCGTAAGATATTAAATCCTTACGATTTAAATCAGATCCAAATAACCGCCCAAAATGATCGCAAGCATCTTTAATCGCTACTGTTTTTGCCATCGGAAAAGCCATAGACAAAGCACCGTTATTAATATTGTTTAAGTCTGATGGACTTGTACCTTTTGCGGTTTGCAATTGACTAGCACCAATACCATCGTGAAACTCCCAAGTTCCCGTAACGGGATGTAAGTAATGAACACGAACTGTAACCCAAACACCGTTAAACGCTGTGCCTTGTCCTGTTACTTCTATACGGTAGTTCTTGAATATAGTCTTTAAAAGAAACTCTATTCTTTCAATTGGTAGGTATTTGTAATTCTTAATAAACGGGTGCGTTTTAACCCACGTTTCTTTTGGTGGTTGATTCATTAACATTACTAAAGCATCGTTTTTTTGTGTCGATACTTTGTCGATGTATAAATCTTGAATTTTAGGAAGTAAGCTCATAATTTTGATTTTAAGTTGTTGTTTTTAATTGAACTCTTTTGTGTCGTTTGACACGTCGATAAATTTTGTCATTTTGTTGGGTTTAAAGTTGATAATTCATTTTGCTAAAAGTCAAGATAAAGTTTTCTTTACCCTCTTTTATGTATATTTCTTGTAAGCACTCTTGATTTGCAAAAGATACATAACCGCTATGATTGATTCCTAAACGAACTAATTTAGCGTCTAACAAGTATCTAGGGATTCCCGATTTTTCCGAGAACGCCCTAGTAGTACTATGTGTTTCTGTTTGTGAGATTATTAGCATCACTTCTCAATCACATCTAAAATCATTTTACGCCAGCCTATTTCTTCGCTCATGCTTTGCGCCATTGCTTTAACCGCTAGAAGTTTGGTTTTGAGAACGTTGTTTTCGTTATACAGTTCCTCGTTTTCAATTTCTAAAGGAGAAAGCGTAATTTCAATAGGCAGTTCTTCTTGGTTCGCTGGGTGTAGTGAGTTACCGACACCTATAACGTCGTGGTCGTAGTTTCCGTGTACTATGCACATAATTAGTTGGGTATTAAAAGTTCATAAATCCTTTACTCTGCTTCTTGTAAGGTATCATATCTTTCAATGTCTTCAAATAAATCGCCTTTTATACAATAAATCTCATAAGAATCAAAGGTAGCTTTACAAGGCGATAATAAAGAAATTTCCCCTACATTAGTAATGTATCTTTCCGAATTAGATAAAAAACCTTTAACACCAGATTTTATAATTTGTCGTTCCATAATATTTTGTTTTTAAAGTTTAACACGGCAAAGATATAAATTTAATTTACAATACAAAATTAATTACGTTATTTATATTGATTATAAACTATCAAATTAATTTTGTAATTAAATTTAAGTATGTATATTTGTCGAAATAAAAAACTTTAATTATGAATAAAAAAGCAACACACAACGAGCGAAACGCTGGCAGAAAACCGACCTATAACGTGCCTACTAAATTAAAGAGAGTTCCTATAATTGCAGAGGGTGCGATTGATGAACTTTTGCAACCTTACCTTACTAAGCAAAATGCCGACCAAACCAACTAAAGAAACAACAACGCTCTTAATAGCCTTAGTGATAGTCGCTTTGGTTTATGCGGGGATTAAATTATATAAGATATGGCAATGACCAGAAAAGAAATAAACGACAAAAAGCATTCAAATACGTTAGAAATTGAAAGGCTAAAAAATGAATTGTACTATAACTGTAATATTTGAACAGAAATGAAAGCAACAATAGAAAAAATCAACGGCAAGTGGACTGTAAACGGTAAGCCACATTCTGAAATGTCAATACTTGAAATAGGACTTTTAAACGAGTTTTTTGCAGACTTTAATCTTACTACTAACCAGCGTTGTAAAAAGTTCTGCAATTGCAAGATAAACGAGTTGTTGGTGGATTGTGAGATTGTTGAACCGACTAAGGTATTTGATTAGAAGTTTGATAACCCGATTGACCAAATCGACAACTTTCTGAACAATGACAACTAAAACAATTTGCATAGGCGCAATAGCTTATGTAGTTCTTTACTTAATATTCCTATTCGTATCGATTAAGAAAGTAAAGGAAAATAGAGATTATTATAAACCTAAAAAAGATTGGTAATGAAAGAAATATACACAACCATCGACAACTTCATAACATCGCATCCTATTTGGTCAGCGGTTATATTCTTTTGGATTGCTATAATAGGGCTTGGTATTTACTGTTACAAATACCATAGAGAGGAAATAGTAATGGATTTTGAGGAACACGAGTAACGTTACTCGGCTTTGTCTAGTGCCGTAAATTCAAGACTAGACACAACAAATAAACATTAATCTTTAAATTAAACATTATGATTTCAGATACAGACAATTCTAAGGCATTAGACAAAGCCGATGTTAGCAAATCGGTTATTTTACCCAACGAATTACGTGTTGGAAACTTGGTATTTGCTGACTTATACGATGAAACTAAAATTTTAGTAGAATCAATTTGTAGTATAAACAAAGATGTTTTTAATTCCACAACTGGAGAAATACCTTTTACATCTTTAAAACCTATTCCAATAACTTTACAATTATATAGAGAAATAGAAATACAATTAATTAGAAAAGGTTTTTCTTATGGTTTTGAAAAAGGAAAATTAACATTGTATTTATCTGACGAATGGGAATTTAAATGTGAATTTTTACACCAATTTCAAAACTTATTTTTCTTTTTAAGCGGTTCTGAATTAACTGTTTGCTAACGGATTAGGGCTTTGCGATGTGGTGGCATTGTAAGCACAAAGTTTGATTTAACCACTAAAGCTGATTGATAGTACAAGGCTTGAATTATGCACTATCGCCACCATATTGCAAAACCCCTGTTATATGCTGTGCTTTCTTAGGGGTATCAATATTATGAAAGATAAAGGATATTTTGGAATTGGGTGTTTAAATATGAAAACATCAATGAACTACGGCACACTGTTTAGAACCGCACAAGTTTTAGGTGCGGATTTTATTTTCTTGATTGGTTGCAGATTTCAACCACAAGCAACTGATACAATGAAAAGATGGAAACACATAACAACTTTTGTTTACAAAGATTTTGCAGATTTTAACGAACACAGACCACACGACTGTAAACTTATTGGAATTGAATTATTGGAAAGTGCAACCCCAATAGCCGAATTTAAACACGCAAAACAGGCTAGTTATGTACTTGTGGCAGAAGATAATGGATTAACAAAAGAAGCAATGCAACACTGTCAAGAAATAATTTATTTACCCGGTGAAAGAAGTTTAAATGTGTCCGTTGCAGGAAGCATCGTGCTTTATGATAGGATTTCAAAATTGAACGCTGTCGCACAGCATAGCATATAACGTCTTGGCACTACAGCGGGTTTGGGATTAAAAATGCGTAATCTTTCGGTTATGACTAAACTTCCAAATACAAGACCAATTTCCCATTAAGCCAAATGCCCAAATCCGTTGTAGTGGCGGTTATGCCTTCGGCTTTTTTCACGCACTAAAACAAATTATAAACAATAAAAATCAAAAATTATGTCAAGAATTCAATTATCAGATAGCACAATGGATGTTATCGTAAAAATGTCAGAAGGAAATCCAGGAGCAATGACCGCTTTAATGGAAATATTGGCTAAAGGCGAAAAAATAGATCCTGATGCTTTTATGGGAGGATTAGGAGCTGTATTAGGTTTAGATACAAATGGTATTTATGGGACAGATATTTATGTGCTTTATAGCGATATATGTGATAGAAACGTTGCTAAAATGCTTTCTGTATTAAGAGCGTGCCAACTTGGTTTTTTTAGTTCAAATATTTTGACTGATGCTTGTAGCCGTCAAGATT